GGCATATCCTGTACCTTTTGTTTTATCTTTCCATCTTTTACTCCAAGCCCAGCAAGATATTTTACCTCCATAAGTTTCTAGTAGACTATAGAAATAATCTTTACATTGTATAATCATTTAAGTTTACCTATCCAATTACCTTTCTTATTTAAAACCATTGGTAATAATCTTGGAAATCCATCCAAGATAATTCCACAACCAATGACAAAGCGTGTGCGAAAATTCTTTGCGTAATGAAACGCTAGCGATTTTTGATTTATAAAACATCCCACATTCATAGCAAAGAATAAATTATCAGGATTAGCCCAGTAGCTTATAAGAAACTTTGTATGATAGTGTCCTTGAACTGCCGACATTCCCATTGTCTGAGATACTTTTAAAATATCTGCTGATCTTCCATGAGTAAAAAAACATCTTTGTTTATTAGGTAAATCTAAAGTTAAATCATCTACCCATTTCCATTTCTTTGTTCCAAGAAATTCAGCATAGTCTTTTAAGAATGATCTACTCATTCCAAATTTTAATGCTCTTCTATAAACTAAACTTGAATGATTTGAATCTACTTCAACTACTTTAGGAAAAATAGATTCTAATTCTTTAATATATTTTTTAGATGCTTTTAATTCATACCCTGCTGAAAATAAATCAGGATCGTGTGTGTGCATATTGATTGCGTGAAAGTCTAACGAATCGCCAATATTAACGATGAAGTCAGGTTTAAATTCTTTTTTGATTTCTTTTAGAAACTCGAAACTATCTTTGTGATGATACGGAATATGAAGATCAGAAATAACTAGAATAGATTTGTACATATATTTTCATATGGCATCATCTATATTGCTGGTTCTGCTTCTTGTATTGGTTCTGCTTCTTGTGTTGGTGGTGTTTCCATTTGGCTTCCATTAGCTTGTTCTGCCCCACCGACAGCTCCTTGAGCTTGTTGCATCATTTGTTGCATTTGTCCTGCGGCAATCTGCATTTCTTCTGGTGATCTAATTAATTCTTCAGGGACACCTAATTTCTTAGCAACATATTTAGCAACTTCATCTTGCTTGACTAAAATATTTAATAACTGTGGACCAACTCTAGCTTGAACCATTCCTAAGAATCTATCAACTGTTGCCACATCTTGTTGATGTTGTGCTTGTGCTAATGGAGAAGAAGATTTAATTTTTATTTCTCTACCATTAATAACTGGAATTTTAATTCTACCTTGTTTCTTAAGAATATAAACTACTCTTTGTAAAACTGGATTAACTAATTCTGCTTGTAGTCTTCCGAATGCTGAACCAATTTGTCTTGAAAGGTCAGCCATTCTTTCTGCGACTTCTGTTGCAGACATAGGAGTTTTTTCATTCGGCACTCCTAACATTTCATTGTATAAAGCTTTTTTAATATTTGTTCTCATATCTCTAAGAACTAAATCAGATACATTAAAGTTTCCTGCTGGTGCGATTGCTTGTAGTCCTGAAGAGCCAGCCGCTTTCGGAATGATAGTCCCGGGAATTAAGGAAATATTATCGACATTAATTACACCATCATCTTCTACTTGATACATTCCTGAGATTGCCATTTGTGCATTTTCAAGAATTAACTCTATAACTAAGTTAGAAGTTTTAACTGCTGGCATCGCTAATTGTAATGGTCCTCTTCCGTATACTTCGCCTGCAACTTTGGACCAACGATAAACAATGTATGGATTAGAACCTAATCCTTTGAAAGTATTTTCACTTATCTTGTGTTCATACATTGGAGCAATAACACAAAATTTATATTCTTCTTGTTTGGTATTGTAATAATTTTTATAAACTATCTCGACAATTTCACATTCAGCATCAGGATTCTTTTCAGTATCCATCGCCATTGTTTCTGAGAGTGTTCCATTAGGATAAGCAATTAATAATTCTTTGAAACGAATCATTCGCTTACGGTAAACGTGATCTATCTTATCATCGTGTCCTGAATCTAAAATGACTTGAGGTAATGGGATTGCTTTGAACTTAATAGGTTGAACTGCATCGCCCTCTTCAACAAGAAGACATCCAGTACCTACTGCTATATCTAAAAAGGTTTCGTGAACCTCTTGTGAGAAATTTGAATTTTGTAATATTTCAAAAACATATTCTGTTGTTTCATCTAAAGCTAAATTAACTTCTCTTCGTTGATCTTTTGGAATTTCTGATCCTGCAACAAAATCTGCCCATCTTGCATAGTTAGGAACTATACCTGCTTGTAACCTAGAGGCGAATTCTTGTACACCAACTACTGCAGTTTCATCAAAGATTCTATCGGTTCTTCTTCTACCAATAGATTCTGAAAAGAAACTTTCACGTTGAGGTAGAGCAAACTCATAACATTCTTCAAATACGGGAAGCCACATATCCTTAATGGATTTAGCGTGGTTATACCGATTTAGTAATTGTTTTACTGGACTCTCAGTTGTTGAAGCTGATGCCTGTGGTTTTACTTCTACTACCATTTATTATGCTCCTAAGGTTGAGCTGCTTTTCATATTACCTGCAATTTCAAAACCTTCTCCGCCTCTTCTACCAGTCAAAAGTGATCGTCTACCTTTTCTACCTGTGTAAGCCGCAACTCTATCTTCATATTGTTGTTGCTTAGTTTTTGTTCTTTCAGCTTGTTGCTGTTTACGGAGTCTTTCTCGTTGTTGTCTTACCGATTCCGCTTCAGGTGGTGGTGGTGGAGGAGCAGGAATGTCTGGTTTAAATGGACCTACGCACATCTATCTTCTCCTTTCGTAAACTGATTTTGGTTTAACATCAAATACATTATAATTTCTTTTTGCTACAATAGGTTTATTAAATTTTTTGCCTAATGTCAAAGACCTACCCTCTCCTGCACCCAATAATAAATATTGGAGAGCATCGTGAATATGGGAGAACCTATTTTTATTTGGCTTTTCATCATATCGTTCTCCTGATACCTGAAGTCTTCTATAGTGATAACCACCGCTAAATCCTCTAATTAAGTTATTACATTTGGGATCAATTAATAATCCACTTTCCCCATCTATCATTCTTGATAAAACAGAATTAACTGATTCCAATCTAAGTGTTACATCATTTGAGGGAGCAGGTCGAGCAGAAATTCCTTTACCTCTAAGGATTTGAAAAGGTGTACTTTCATCTGTTTGTACTCTATGATCCCCCGCAGGATCGCCATATATATAAAATTCCCTTGGTAAAAAGGTTGACATATGTTGTTTAAGTATTACAGAAAAGTTTACAATCCCCATATCTTCAGCAACTAATTCATCAATCACAACCCATCTTCCTCTAATTCTTTGTGCAAAAATACAAGCTGGTGTTAAACCAAAGTCCATTCCTATAAAAATAGGAACACCATCGGCTACTGCGACATCTCCTTTGGCAACGTGAACATCTGATCTAAAGGATTCATAAACAGGTTTACCATCTTCAATTTGTCCTAGTTTATTTAAAACATAAACATCAATCCAAGATTTTGTCTTACCTCTTACAATATTCTTATAGTAGTTGGGAGTTAAGTTCTTTTGATTCTCAGCATCTTTATTAAGACCATACCCCTCAATTTCTTTTGATGAATTTCTTTCTTCTAACATCGCAGGAGGTTGATTAAAGAATTTCCAGTTGTCAGGTTTAATTAACATCTTAGCTTCTTGCTTAGTAATGTAATCAGGAATAATAGTTTCTCCTGCTAAGATAGACCACCAATGATCTGTATCAGGAGGATTGGTATCACATATCACACCATACCAAGATGCACCACCATCTCTCATACTGGGATAACGCCCTACCCGCATTGAACACGCATCAATAATTGATTTAGGAATTTCTCGTGCTTCATTAATCCATACCCCTGTCAGTTCGAGAGAGAGTAATTTTTTTACATCTTCAGGTCTATCAAGGGCTAGAAAAATAACTTCGAGTTCTAAATCCCCTTTTGCTATCTTATGAGTATAAGGGACAGACCAAATAAAAGTTCCCCATTCATTTTCAGGAAACCAGTCTAGCCAAGTTTTAATTGTTGTTGTTTTTAATTGAGGATTGGTATTACGAATAACCGCCCATCTTGATTTACGTTTACCATCAAGGGCTGGCTTTTGAATTAAAGCTCGTCTTATAATTTCTATGCAACACGCTACCGACTTACCACTTCCTACTGGACCTCTTAGTCCTCTAAAGAAACTATGATCTTTTAAAAATTTTTTTAGGATTTCTCCATTGGGCTTATAAGTTAGTGATCCCATAATCGACTGCTAGCTTGTGCAACTTCTCCAATGTTTCAGGAGTAATTGTTTCTAGTATCCTATCTGCCTCCTTATCTGTTTTCTTGTCCTTAGGATAATGTTTCATATGTACATTCTTTACTACTGTTCTCAATAGCTTTATTTCATCTATGGAGTACTTGGTAAAGATGTTCAAAAGATTCCTAG